TAAAATTCATTACATTACCTCAATAGTGAGAATAAAACTTTATTCATCCTCAGTTTTTCGTTTTTCTGCAAAACCAAATTCAATTAGAATTTTAAATTCAGCCAAAGCAGAATTTTTATTTTCTTCAGGGTAGGGTTGATATTGCCACCACGGATCATGCTCACATGCTTGACAGGCATAATCTTCTGGTGTATTCCCCTTAAACCCACAATATCCACAACGTTCAATGTTCATAAAATTTCTAGTTAAAAATACCCAACTAAGGACTCAATTTGGTTTCCTTGGTGATCCTTTTCGAAAGACTCTTTCTCCCCCTCTGTAAAATATTCATCCCTAAACCAGGCCTCTTGAATTAAGTGACTTCGCTCATCTGATTCAGGTGAATTTATTAGCTCATGGATTATATCCAGTAGTGGTTTCGTAACTCTTACCTCTCTTATTTTATTTATTTATTTATACCAAAAATTCTTTAGAATTAGTATAAATACATCATACGCCTATTTTTATGATTTGTCTATAACACCAGAAGTCATATTCCAAGGAAGTGTTTCATCATCCTCAACTTCAGGATAACCTTTACTGCCACTATCGTCATCCCAAGTATGTGGTACGCGCTCAGGAATACCTAATTCCTCTTGGAATTCCTTAAGTTTGGTACGTCGATCTGCTTCAGTTTCTTCCCAATTACTGGCATACTCCATTTTGGGGTCTTGCCATTGTTTGTGTAAGTCTTCAGTAAATTCATCTTTCTTAGACATTTTAGATACCTCTTGTTTATGGGGAATTTGACTCTTTTGAAAAATATCCCCTTCAATCATCGTAGCAAACTCTGGATATTTGTCATAGGCATTAGTTTCCTTTTGCACATAAGCAGAAGAAAATTCTGGTTTGATTGCTCCAGCATCTTTCATATAATCTACAGCTATCCTATCCATTTCTGGCCTAGGAATCTTGTTGAAGTCTCTAGGTTCATACCCAGACTTCAATGATACAAAATTCCGAAATGGTGTATTATCAAATTCAGGATAATTACTTATTGTATGGCGATACCAATTTGTCTCGTATGCTTTATTAAGTAATAGTTCATCCTGAGAAGTGGCTTGCTTACATGCACATTCTTCAAGAGCTTTTTCTTTATACACCGGAATACAACTTCCATCTGAACAAGATTTAGTTGCAGCCTGCTCACTTTTAAGAATATCGAAGTGGGCACCTTGATTAACACCCTTTTCACAATAAGTAATTTCAGCTAATTCTAATGCATTCACTTGCATGAAACGTTGAGAACCTTTACTAATCATTTCAACGTCTGTTGCACTACCAGCAATTGAATAGCTGAGAATATTACCATCAATAACTTCTTCAATTAATCTATTAGCAACACGAGTATCACTTCGTAATTCAGAAACAAGGAAAAAGCCCTTTTCATCTACCCCAGATTTAAATATTTTCCCAGTTTTTGTAATATATGCAGGAAGTGCCCAACCTGTTTGTACATCAGAGTGGAACACCATACAATTTCGAGTTCGGAAATTATTCATGAAGGCCGTAAAAGCAGTACCTAAGGCTTCCATAGTGATCAAATGATTTTCGTGATCAATACCTTCGACAGAAGCAGGGCCACCAACTACTAAAGGCTCATTTTCTTCATCAAGAAGTCCCTGTTCCTTTACAGCTTGCGCGTACTTCGATTTAGGGCCATAATATCTATATAGTGTTAGTAACTCCGCTGGAGAACCGACACCAGCCGTAAATAGCCTCTCGTACTCAGCAATAGCCTCTTTAATATCATCCTTAGAGGATTTACCAACTTGTTCCTTAGCTAAGAAGATTAAACCTTCTGTTGCTAATAAAGGGGTATAATACTCTTGATCCATTTTGTAAATTTCCGAATTTGTTTCCATTTATTTTGTACCCTGTATTACTTATATAAAAAGACTATAACGGCTAGGATTGTTTTTTGTCTATCACAGATACGATTATAATTATAGTTAGGGCTATTTACGATCTTATCACACTCACAATCCCAAATCAAACTTTGATGTGGGTGTTGGTTCTCCACATGATGTAATAACGTATCGTTAATGTATCCTGAAACCTCTTTAGGTTCCTGCCAGTTGTGTCGAGGAAATGTATTCAGGATTATCATTAGAATGACTATCTTAATACGCCAAATAGACCAATTATCGTTCATCTTTTCAGATTCTCGAAAAGAAGCCGATAATTTCCCTTCATCATCTAAAATCATTATATTGTTAATGCATACTCATCAGACTTTTTACAGGTAGGACACACTGCCTTTACTATATGACGTTGAATGGGAAAAATAACCCATTCGGATATCCGCTCTTTAACTTTACAAGTAGTGCAGGTTAAATACATTTTAGTTACTCTTCATCGGAAGAAAGAAATCCATCTGTAATTGCATCTAAAATTTCATCTACTGAGGACTTTACCGCCGCTTTAACGGCTGTATGTTGTGGGCCTACAGTAAAAGCCATATCTAGAGTTTGATCAAGTTCTGCCTGCATTTTAACAAATACACTCTGAACATATTCTAAACCTTCACCGGAATGTGTTTCAGTTAAAGTCCCTTTAAAATAGTCAAGCACAGATGCTCTACTGTTATCATATAAAATTCTATTTAATGCACGTTTAAGCATTAAATACTGTCTTGTCTCAGATGGCATAGCTATTTCAACATTAGTTAAAACTTTACCAACTAATCTAGAAAATTTTTCCATAAAAAACATCTGTACATCATTTGTATCTGCTACCATTCTTTCCATTGCTTCGTCTCTTTGTGTACCCATTTCTGCTTTTACCTCTTATTTTCCTTCTTAAGCCTTTGTAGATTTTTTAAACTGTAACCCATTTATATTCTCATAAGACCCAGTTATCAATGCTTGCTCCATATCATCGGATAAACAAACTATTTCCTTTAATACAGCTCGTTTAAGAAACTCCTGCCCTTCTCTAGCCGCATTTTCTGTTATTATCCGCGTTATTTCTGGCCCTCTCTCAAATTTACTAATTTTAGGGCTAAAAGTAATCGCTTTTCCATCCTGTACATTTCTATAATGGCCTTTTACAACAGCACCATTTTTTCTTCGATGTGTTGGTACATATACTCGTTCTGACCCCCCCGTTAAAGGAATAGCAGTCTCAAGACCGGTTTCAACAATTGCGGCATGAGGGGCCGAATAATTAATTGATACACCAGCAGCTTTATAGATTATAGAACCAGAGGATTTTAATTCTCCTGTGAGCACAGGTACATAACATCCTACAGTATCCTGAGATCGATAAAATATTTTCTTACCATTAACCTGAATCCCTGTGATTAATGCAAGTTTAATTGCCCTCTGTATGTCTGATGGTATCATAGTTTTAGAACCTATATATATTATATAACATTTGATCTATAGAGTCTAGTCCTACACCTATTCAAGCCTTATATTAGTGGAAGTCCGTCCGTATTTACGAAATCTAATGTGTATTCCTTATTATTTGTCCAAATTTCCATTTTTGGGCATGTGATTGGTTGTGCTGGAATACGTAATGGAGGGATATCCGTTTTATTTTCAAAGAATTCAAGTGTTATATGGGGAGTAAAATCATGATTATCATGGAGTTTCTTCCTCGAAATAAGCTCAAAACCTGCAGCTTCAATCATAGCAATTAAGTCTATTCGCCATTCTTTAAGCCCTGGTATTTCTACTAATGCTACTGCAACATTAATGTTATTTGAATTCTCAGAAGCATCAAATATATATGCACCTGAAATTTTCCCATTCATTTGTGGAGGTGGGCCAAGCTGTTGTATAACAGTATTGAGAGCTATATACCAATCCTCATGAGAAATCTCATTATACTTTACATAAGCAATAGTAATATGAGCCTTATCAATTTTATTTTCATATCCTCCTAAATCGAGGGATGCTAATAAATCTTTTTCAATGGGAAATGTAATAATCCCACCAGGGTATCCAGTATTGAAAAGCTCTTCCAGAACATCATGAAACACACCAAGATTATACTTAGTTGACTCTTCAAGAGTTACCCAAGCAAATTCAGTGTGTTCTTCTGACAGTACAGGTTCTCCAATAACCTCACCCATATAAAAAAGGATTGATTTTTTTTCTTCGCCTAATACAAGATCAGTTGTCATTTGGGATTCAAAACTATCAAGCTCTAACCCAACTTCTTCACGTACTTCTCTAACCAATCCATCATCAGACGTTTCACCCTCTTCTACATGACCGCCAGGTAAATCCCAATAGTCTGAATAAGCATCAGACAAAATAAGGAATTTACCTTCTTTATTGAACGCGACGATCTTAGTACTAAACTTAAGATCGTCATCGCTCTTGCTTATTTTAAAAAACGACTGTCTTTGTTAACCTCAACATCATCCTCAACATCCTCATCCTCAACATCATCCTCATCCTCAACATCCTCATCATAGCCCTCAGTAAGAAGCTCAGGATGTTTTTTCCAATCCTCTAGACTACTACCATCTTTATAGTATGAGTCATATTGGTTAATAAAGGCTACGAGCCTTTCACCGTTTATATCAAAATTTGTTTTTTCTCTTGGCATTATTATATGCTCCTTAAATCCCGGTTTATTTCTTTGTTCTTCTAAATTACCATAGTCTAAGCCCTTTGTCAAGGAAAAAGGTTATCTAATTTCTACTTAGCCCATAAATTACCAGCAGAGGCATTAGGTAACTTTTCTGGATCACCGAAAACCTCAGCCAATAATTTTGGATCAATATAATACTTTTCTGAAGTATCAGAATCATTCCCTAATTTCTTAGCAACAGCCGCTATAGCCTGGTTCTTGAATTCATTATATTGTTCTTTGGTTTTTGGTTCCCCCAATTCTTCAGCCGCTTCAAGAAGAGCAGTCCTAGCTCCATAAGTTCGCATATCTTTAATTAGATATCCTGACTGTTGATCCGTCTCTGGGTCTTGCGCTGTAGGGAGTTGGAGGCCATTCTTACCAACAACAAACTCTTTCCAATAATTTGTAATCTCTCCTGAAGCTGTGTCAGGCCATAAATGGCCTTGATTTTTACCTGCGATATCTTTATCTAGTTCAGGTACATTCTTTGACCGTAACATGTCAGCCAACTCTTTATTGTCGAAAGGCCCAAGGTCTGTTACTACGTCTTTTTTATGCTTTGCTTTACCTGTCCCTTTTGTTACTACTCGGATCATTACTTTATCCCCATCAAGTCGAATATTACCTCCAGTAAGAGTTGACATTCCTCTTGTTGCTTGACCTGCTCTCTCCCCTGGATTCTCACCACCTATTCTCATAGCAGTTATAGCAGTTGCGAACAATATTTCGGCCTTTGGATCACCAGCAGCAACCCCCTCACGTAATTTATCCATAACAGCAGGCATGTGCTTAGCAAGTTCATTGCCTCTATGATATTTATAGTCAGCATTTGCCTGTGCCTCTCCTTCTCTCTTAATGATTCTCTGCTCTCCATTTTTATTTCGATACCAACCTTGATGTTCCGCATTTGGATCAGCATTCATGGTTATCGAGCCAGGTTGGGCATCTTTTAGCGTGAGACTCACTCGTTGACCGTCTGCAGTCGTTATATCCTCAGACCACTCTGTTGGTATTCTATCCTTTTCGGGATACCTATTCATAGTAGTAGGCCCACGTCTACGCCCTTCTTTGGTGTCGGCTTTCTGTTTTCCACCCTTGTTTTTATGGGCCTCTAAAGCCTTTTGTGCTTTTGCTTGACCTTCTTCAGTAGATAAATCAACCTTATTTTCCTCAGCCCACGTCTTCATCCAAGTATCTTCAGACTTTATCCAGCGGTCTGGATAATTCCAATCCCCACTCTGAGGTACCCATTTTTTCTCTCTTGCATCAGCAGCATTTTTCGCTCTACGAGCCTGGTCAGCGGCTTGCGTTTCTTGAGATTCAACACTAGGGACAAAAGGCATTTTC